GAATCAGGGTGGTCTAATTCACCTAGGGCTCTATTTTCATCTATTAATGTTTGATATTTATTTACTTCCCTATTCCATAGAGCCTTAGAATAATATCTTCCATTACCATTTTTTACTTCAGCAGTAGCCATTACTCCCCCAACTACAGGATTGCCTCTTTTTGAATGCCTAGATTCAGAAATATTTTGGATGGGTTTAAAGTTTTGGGTTTCTACAAGCAAATTTTTCATCCTCCAAACATTGGGTCAGCTAATTGTCTAAGTTGGGTTTCAAAACTTTTAAATGAAGGATTTAAATCCATAGTAAGTTTAATAGCGTCTTCCTTACTTAATTCCATATTTTCTATATCTTCAAGAGCACTTTTCATCATAGATAATGTACCTTCGGAAGGAAAAGATTGCATTTCTTCCTTAACTAATTTTTTAATTTGCTCCTTTAAATCTCCATAACCTGAAGATTTATATTTTCCTTTGGGTTCTATTGGTTCACCTAGTGCCGGAGCTTCTGTTTGATACCCAACACCTTCTAAACCAAATTGACCATTTTCAACATAATAAAGTTCATTTTTAGCTAAATTTTTTCTTACTATATCCTTTAATTCACCTACTGATTTATCTTTATTTTTGGGTTTTTGCATTTCAGCATAAAATCCAGTTAAAAATTCTTCCCCATTTTGATTATTGATATTTTCTTTGTCCTTATAATCAAATCCTGCTATTTCTTGATCTACTACTTCTTTAGTGGGTTCTTTTTCCTCTACTTTAGCTTCAGCTTCAGTTATATTTTCATTAAAAATTTTAAACCACTCTGGTTGTTCTTTTTTACCTGTTGCTATACCCCATAAATTTTCGGATATAATAGATTTTTGCTTTAGAATATTAACTGTAGCATCATATCCAAAGTGATTAGGAATGTATTGAGGAAATATTCTTTTTGCCTCATTCAGAAATACGCCCTTATGACCCTTTCCTTCTTTTATAAGATTATATTGATTTTGTAGAGTAGTGGGTTTCATATTATACTTTTAATAATTTTTTTATGTCTTTTAAATAATCCTTTAATAATGTAGTGGGCTGCACTACTTGAAAGGATTTAGGATTTTTTTTATAATAATCTATAGTTTTATTTTTAGCATTGGATACCAATTTATAAATATCATTAAGTTCGTTAGTAATAGAATTAAAGTCATCTATTCTATCCGCATGAAATTTAGACTCGGGAGAAGTTTCTTCTTCTTGGAATAACTGTTTAACTTCTAACCCCGAACCCTTAATTTTTTTTGGAACAGGTTTATATCCAAGTTTATAATAATAATTACGGGCAGTACCCTTAGCCTTTTTATCTGGATTAAAAGCAAATGGTGTTGCATATTGGGCTCCTATACCCGGTTTAAATGTACCACCAGCTACACCCCCACCTGACAAAGATATTTCTTCTAGTTGATTTTTTATACCACTATATAAATCTGGATAATTTTTTCTTAAATGGGTTCTATATGAATTAAAAGTATCCCTAATTTGTCCCAATAAATCAGCCACTTTGGGATCTTTTTTACCTGCATCTGTAGTAGCTAATTTTCTTATAGAATTAAGAGCTATAGATAGTTTTTTTAGGGATTCACCAAAAGAGGGTAATTGGATTAATTTATGTTTTATTCCCCCAGTTTCCTGATTTATATCTACAGTTTTATAATATACACTATCCTCTAAATCAAAATAGTCATTAACCATATCTACCTCCCCATATTGATCCTCTATTTTTTTTATAAATTTGGGATCTATATCTGATGCTTTAGTAACGGGCATTATTTTAATTTATTAGTTAAAGAATAAAATTGTAATAAATCAACTAAATTTTCACCCGTAACCTTTTTATTTTTTGAGATGGGAGTTAAAAATTTCTTAACTTCATTTAATTTAATAACTAATGCCCTATCCCTAATTTTAGGAACTGACTTTTTAAATATATCTTTTAAATTGGATATTTCTGAATTATAAAATTCCATTAAAGTAGAAGTAGAATCCACACTATTAATATATTCCCTTAAAATACGTTTTTGATCCATATTTAAAGTAGAATACTTACTATTAAATTTTTCCAATAATATTTTATAAGTTAAAACCCTAAGATCACTATCATATGAACTAAATTCTTCCATCACAGTATCAACTATAGAATCTTTATTCACTTTGGATTGAGTAAGAAACTCCATTAAATTTAATCTTACTTCTATTAATAAAGAAGGATTTATTTCCGAAGAATTATAAGCCTCAACTAATTGATATAAAGAAGCCATTTCCCTATATTCTGGGATTTTGGTATTAAAAAGGTCATTAATATTATAACTTTGTTTTAATTCCTTAATCAAATTATACTTTTCTCTTTTCAGTTTTTGTTTGGATAACTTTTTTGAAGTTTCTAAAATTGTTGAAATAATAGATGAAGCTTTAGATTCACTAATGCCCCTTTTTTGGAAAAATGATTCATACAATTTATACTCTTTACCTAACTCTGTATTAACAAAGTATTTTTTTAAGAGTTTGGATGCAGGTGACTTTTTTCCGGAAAGAGTATCTGCGGTGATCCTCCTCACAAGCAATTCAAACAACAAACCTGTATTCCGATACTTGGAGTGTTTGATTTTCATTCTAGGGTTTTTTTATAAATATATGAAAATATCTAGTCCTTTATATTAGATTCGTCTAATAAAGATTCTCCAGATTTATCTTCTTCAAAAATAATTTTTTTCTTTAGAGGTGATGGAATATCCTTTAACATATCATTAAATCTTTTAACATAACCTCTGGCCTCCAATGCCAAAGGAGAGTTACCATTAAAATTATTTTTTAAATCAGTATCAGGTCTTAAATCCTTCATACCATCTATCCCTAATCTATCCTTACCAAAATTATCATCTTGAGTATTTCTATTAGTAAGTCTTTCTTTTTTTCTACCCAATGGGATTTTTTCATTATACCCATCTGGTAGATTATTAGGATCAGAGTATGTTCTGCCCTTACCATATAATGAAGCTAAATCGTGTGGAGTACCATATGATTTTCCTGATTCCATAGGATCATTTCCTTCATTTTCAATTTGATTTTGTCTAAATTTACGCTTTTTATCTTGCATAATTAATTCCCTATACTCTTCATATTGATCTTCAGATAAATGAAATATATTTTGGTATACCCAATCAGTAGGAAGTAAATTATTATCTAATAATGTAGTTGCCAATGTAGCTTTTTCAGTTAGCAAAGCTATTCTTTCTTGGTCATAAATAATAGATGGATTAGTTAAGGATAACTCAAAATTAGCTAATTGTTCACCTTCATAACCCTGGGAGTATAAATGAACCATAGCTATTTTATATAGCTCAGATGTAATAATTCTTTGTATACGTTCTATTGTCCTTGCAAATCTAATATCTTGAGCCGCTAAAGTAGCTTTACCCTCTAAGTTTTCATCATACCCCATAAATGCTTTAGGTACTTTTAAAGCGGCAAATAATTTATCTCTTAAATAAATTACATCGGTAATACCATCATATTGTAAACCTGGGGTTGTTTCTATTTTAGTAGATGTATCATTACCCCTTACAGGAATATAAAAATCCTCTAAAAGATTTTGCATATTATATTTTAGGTTATAATCACCTGTTTTTTGGTCTACATAAGGAGTTCTTTTTAACTTCGAAATAGTTTTTTCCATAAAGGCTTCTATTTCATTAGGGGGTATAGATCCTATATTTAAATAAAAAATACGTTTTTCAGGAGCTCTAACTATCCTATGTACTAACATAGCATCTTCCATTAACATATATTGTTTAAATAGTTTTCTAGCAGGTTCTATATAAGATCTACCATACGGCAAATAATTAACATCTGTAAGAAGACGAAAATGAGCCATCTCATAATTTTCAAAAATAATAGAACCCGCATTTCTAGTGTCCTGATTAGGTACATTGAAGTAACCATAATCACTAGCTACTACCCCATCCGGATCAAATTTAAATACTACCTTAGAAGGATTTTCAGGATCTGTATATTCTAGTCTTTCTATATTAAATGCAGAATAGGGTATAACATTATAAACACCAAAACCTTCTGCTATTTCTAATTTTAGGAAAAAATCTCCATACTTACACATATTCCTAATCCATGGCCACAGATTAAATTCTACATTTAGTACATCATAAAATAAATTATATAATATTTTTTGAATATCCTCATCAGAAGATCTAATAGATAAAACCTCACCCATATCATTTTTTAGAGTGGATTCATCAGATATAATATCTAAAGCGGAAGCTATAATGGCATCCGTATCCATGGAATCATATTCCGAATAAAGAGTTGGTCTTAATGTTTTATAATTATATGATACTTGCTGACCATATAAAGATGTAATATTATTAGTATAAATTCTATTAAATCTATCTATAAGAGAATTAGTATTAATATCACCAGATACCTGAATATGTCCTGTATCTATAGTTTTTAATTGATTATCTCCTGTGTTTCTTATAATAACATCAGTAGAAAATAATCTTTGTAGTCTTGGGAATAATCCTTTATCTGCCATATTAATT